AGCAAGAAGTGTACGCATTTCTACTGACTTAGCACCAGTTCCAACTACGTTATTTACATAACGTGCTACAGAACCAGTAGATTCAGGATCAAATAGATATATCTTTACGTTCTCAGGTATAATGTTATCAGGTGATAGATTAAATTTACCATTTACCTTCTTCTGATCTTTTAAGAATAGTTTGGCAAATTCTCCAGTTTGGACACCATTTCTGCCACCATTTACTAGATCTTCTAATACACCAGCAAACTTCTCGCCTTTACCTTCAACTAAAAGACGAACTAATTCATCTTCCTGTCCACCCATGTGTCTTGCTACAAGAGGAATCAATCTATCTGAATGAGCACGAATTAAAGTATTGGCTAAACCTATATGATATCTATCGCTTTCAATACCTACAGCCTCATAGATTTTACCTACGAAAGCAAAGCGTGGATCTCCAGAGTTAAAGTTTCTAGCAAGGAAGTTAAAGTTCTCTTCAATGGCTTCAGATATAGCAGCATTTACTTCTGCATCTTTACCGACAAGTTTATTACCATTAACATCATTTCCATACTTGGAAACTTTACCTAATAGTTGTCTTACTTTACCACCATCTGGGCTACCCATCATCATGGCTATGTAGTTTATAGGGTGATTTAGTAATGAATCATGTCCTGAGAAATACTGACGGAATTGCATTTCACCAACGTTACGCATAATATATGCTACGCGGAATGCTAATTGAGCAGTTCTCCAGCGATCACCAATTTCAGTATTAAATACATCTAGTGCATTCTTAGTACCATATTTAACTTTATGGTCATTATACTTACTGATAAGTTTTTTAATATCTCTAGTATCAGGTAATCTAATTACATCATCTAGGAATTGATATTCAAATATAGCCTGGTCACCAGCAAAAGTATGAGTAGTTGCTTGTCCATTTAACAATACTCCATCAAGAGATGGAAGTTCACCTTTAGCAAGTTTCTCAGGTGTGTATTGCTTAATGATAGCATTTTCTCTACCAGTAGCACGGAATGCTTCACGTACTGCAGTAGCAAGTTGTTCATCTCCAGGTGCAAGTTTATTTGCTATTGCAACTTGAGCCTTTTCAATCTCTTGGAATACAACACCAGAACGTTGTTCTAGGGAAGTAGCAGATGTGATTCTATTAATGGTTGCAGATATAATTTCATCTGGAATCTTAGCAGAAGACATCCAGTCTTCCATGCCATTAACGAGTCTATCAATATCATCAAGAGGTAGTACTACAGACTGAGTAAAGTAACGACCAAATCCCTTTTCAATTCGTTCTACTTGAGCAATTGCTTTACTAGCAACTGGTGGAACAACCTTAAATAATGGGTTGTTAGCCATCTGTGCTGCTTCTGCTTTTAAAGTAAGAGAACGGAATACCTTAGGATCAGATGTAGGTGCTGCTAGATTTTTTAAGAATATAGATATTACTTGTTCTGCATTGGTAGCAGCGACTAATTCTTGAGTCATCTCAACATCTAATTTACGACCAAATAAACGGTGTAATCTAGAGAAGTCTTTTTCTTTTGCTACAATCTCTGCAATCTGAGCAAAGCGCTTTCCTAGTAGATAGGTAGCAGCCTTGTTTAAGTCACCCTTAACTGATCCACCAAATCCATCAATTAGACCAGTCTCTGCTCTATAAAATTCTTTTAGGTAGTTAGTGTCAGCAATTTCTGTTTCAAGGTCAAATAATTTAGCAATACCGATATTCTCAGGATCATTAATTATCTGAGCAATTAACTCTGGATCTTGTGCTGCATAGTCACGTAAAATTTCAATCTCTTTTAACTTACCATCAATTCCTGCTTTAGCAGCCTTAGCACTTTCTAAAGCGGTGTTTGCTTCTAAGATCTCTTGTTGAGCATTTTTAATTGAGGCAACTAGTTTAGCACCAAGGGCAGTACCCATTTCTGCTTTACCAGATAGTGATGTGATAACATCAGTAACGCCTACTCGACGTGCTCCAACTTTAGCACCATTAACAACTACAACTCCACCCATGCCACCATTGATAGCACGGATATTGCTGTAAGCATCAGCAAGCCATTGGCTCTTAACAGCATCTTCTACAAGGCTTATTAACTCTTCGTTCTTGCTTCCTACGGCTCTGGCAATTAATGTAGCAACATTTTCTACTCCACCATCAAAAGCAATATCATCTATAGATGCTTGAATAGCATTCTTGCCATCAGCACCTTTTTGGATATACTTAGTTAGAGCAGTTCTTAATTCATCAGAAATATTTAATTGGAAGTTTAACTGTAGGTCATCCCAGAAGTTAGCACGACGTTGTAATTCAAGAGAACGTTCCTCATTTGAAACACCCTTGTATGTACGTGAAATATCATATACTTCTAAAGGTTCTTTTGCGGAAGCAGTAACAATATATTCACCATTGTCAAATGCACCGAATTGTAACTTACCAGCCTCAGGTAGTTCTTCTAGATATAAACCAGTAAATGTTTTACCAGTATTGATATAATCTGCCTCTAATTGGGCAATAGAATCAATTACACCTTCTGGCTTTTTCTCAGCAATACTCTTAACTACAAAGTCGCCAATGCTTCCATCTGCAATTGCTGCTACTGTATCAGGATCTCCTGCTACTTTTTCCCCACGTCCAATACCAAAGGTTAATGCTTTCTCTAGTTTTTTAACTACAGCATTACTCTTAGACTGAGAAATCTTTGTTAGATCTCTTTCAGCCTTCATATAAGTATTATCTATACGGCGCTTTATTTTCTTTTCTTCGCCAGCACGTTGTTTAATTAATACTTTTTCTTCTTTTGTAAGATTTTTTATATCTTGAATTCTAATAGCGTCTGCTTCATCAAGTACTGCTTGAGCAGCACCCTTTGCTTTCTGAAGTTCTTTTCCGCCAGAAATAACTTTAGTAATAGCACCAGGACCAGCCCATAGAGAAGGATCAGTACCTACTGCAAGAGTAGCATCAATGATTCCAGATATTACTCTATATGGTGTACCATTTGGATCAGCACCTAAAGAGTTCATAGTAGAACGACCTAAGGTAAATGATTTACCATTTATGCGTCCATAAGAGGACATAGCCTTAGCCTGTGCAGCGCCTACTTTACTTTCAGGATTAACAAAGAAACCTGAACCAGTATCAATTGGTCCTTTACCTGTAATTGCTCCGCCAGTTGCACGTAGAAGTTGTCCTAAATTTGTTTCTTCTCCAGCAATTTGAGGTAACGCAATATTTTGAATTAACTCACTTGTACCGATTTCGCCTTTGCCTTTAGCATATAGGCTTCTACCTACGTTAGTTAAATATTGATATGGTGCTTGCAATGTAGCAAATGCTACACGAGATGTACCCTTTAAAACGGAATATATACTCTCTCTAAAACCGTTGTCCTTGTCAGCCTCACTCTTGATATTATCAACATTAATTAAATCTTGTTTTAGTTGAGCAATACCATCATTGGCTGATAGTTTTTCAATACCTTTAGTAGAAGAATTAAGTCCAATCTTAGCAGCACTGATTAAATAATCTTTGCTTTGATTAGGAAACATTTTGACAAGCGAATTAAAGTTCTGTATTGAAGCAGGATCAAGACCTGCAAGTTTTTGATCTACAAGGTTTGGTAAGTTGCTTGACGCAACATCTATATCAAATAGACTTGTATACTTTTGCTTATTCCAATTCTTTACTAATGGATCAACCATTAACGACCTTCTTGTTGAAATGACTCCAGGAGTCTGCGATTCTGAGGTGTTGGATCCATCATGAACATAGCACGAGCAATAAGAGCATTATTGTCAGGAGCATCAACTGGAGCAGGTAAATCTTCAGGTTGACGTCCTGCTGTATTTCCAGGAGCACCATCAGTTATAGTAACTGGGTTTGGATTAACAGTATTTAAAAATGATGTGTCTACATTGGTAGCAATTGTATTTGTCCGAGCAGGTGATATAACAGAAGAAGGCATTTCAGTAGATGCACCTGATGCTAAATTTTGTAATTGAGTTGCTTGGCTATAAGTTCCGCCAGTAGCATTCTGAATCTTTGCTTCTCTTTGAACTTTTGCAACTCTTTCAGAAATATTCTTATCAGTGCGCTTGGAATCTTTACCAACGCCACTTACAACTTGATTAATTGACACTATATCTCCTACTTAGTAAATTGAGTTTTAATGTTTACGGGTCCACCGCACCATATATTGTACTGAATTGCAATGTTAATTGATTTTTTAGCGGCACTTGCCGCTTTAGCATGTGTCTTTGTCTCAGTATCCATTGATGCTAATGCACCAAGGGCTAAAGATCCACCAGAACCTATGCCATATAAACCTTTATCATCACGCATATACCCAAAGTCATCAGTAACTTGGTATATCTTGCCATTAAAACAGATTAATGCATCCCATCCAGCATCATCATCACTCTTATTCTTTGGATTAGGGTCATAACCTGCCTCTGTAAGAACTTGTCTTATAGATGGAAGTACTCTAATCATCATAAAGCGATCTGAATCTTGTGTTTTAATTACTTTAGGTGGTTGCCATACATTGTAAAGTACATCTCCAGCGGTTGCATCACCTGCAACTGCTACTAAATACTCACCAACTTTAACTATCTTGTCGCACCCTTTTGCTATATAGGGTCTATCTGTATAGGTAGTCATTGAGTCTGCACCTAATACAGCCCAACCTTTACCTTGAATACCAACTATTGCAGTCATTGTCCCCTACTTAGTTATGCTTGTCCTTGTAAACCTGCCAAAATTGTCATTAAATCTGGTGCGCCTTGTTGAGGGGTTCCACCAGAAGCGGATCCAGGAGGGGCTGGGGACAGGGGAGCCTGCTCAACTGGGGCTTGTGAACCTGGTGGAACCATTCCAGACTGCGCCTGTGCCATTGCTTGCTCCTGCGGATTAGGTGCAGGAGGAGTAAATACGGCTAGCGCAGCATTCTCTATGCTTTCCCCATTGCGTGTACGTGAAATAACATCAGCAATGTTTTTAATCATTGGTGATGGATCTTGTCCTTGAGCAGCCATAGCAGGAATTGCTTGCGCAGTTGCTGTAATGGCAGTAGTCAAGTTAGCACGCATTTTTTCAATTTCAATTTTCTGTTCTTCCATAGTAACGTTAACGGACCAAGGAAGTTCTCTGCGAATGAAATCTTTAGATACTAATTCAGCACCTAATGCTTGTAAAGAGAAAATTAGAGCGCGTGATGGGTCAAGACCAGCCATCAATCCATAGCGTACTTCAATTGAAGAGTCGCCCTTGATGTCTTTGCTTGGTGTGTACTTTAACTCGTACGGAGTACCCTGTGCTATACCTCTAACTGATTTCTCTGTATTAAACACCATCTCGTCAACTTCAAAGCAAGCCTTAATGACTTCCTCAAAAATTTCAGCGAGAATGGTTTGCCCAGCCTTGATTTGAGAATCAAAGGCTCCTAGAAGCGCTTGAACACCTTGACCAGTGATAACACTTGCATCAATTGTTCCAGATCTACCTTCAGGATAACGAGCACCAAGACGCATTTCAGATTGAAGCGCGGCTTGTTCTTGGAAGGCAGCATTAGGTATATCGAGTTGTACTCGACCTACGCCTTGCGGTTGGGATGTGCGAATAATCGCATCAGGACCCATAGGCAAATCTATAACATCAGTAGGAACAACTAGAGGTGCTTGAATAGCCTTCTCTGCTGCTTCCATAGCAAGGTTGGCAAAACGTGCTCTTGCTAATTGTACATATAAAACATCGTCAAACTGTCCACGAGGTTCTTCATCTATACCAGGTTTACGAGCAACGTAAACAAGCATTTTACCCATAGGGTTCTTTGCTTCATTTAGTATTAAGTTACCACGGCTAGGTACATAAAGAACGATATTGTTTTTATCTGTATAACGGATAAGTTCTACAATAGCGTTAGTGTTTTGATTATATCCAAGTTGTCCAAGTATTGCACCAGCATACTCAGGGTATTCATTTGCTAATTCCCCAAGTGTTTTCATGTATCGTTTAGCGTATGCTACGCAACGACCAAACCTATCAAATTCAGGATAAGCACCAATTGGATCTTCTACTCTAATACGAGGAAGTTGTGATTCAAAATCTAATTCAATATGGATAGGTAAGAAACCATAGGTAAAGTACCAGTCAGCACCCCAGTACATTTGTGACTGTAAACGTGAATGATAAACATAGTTGTTAGCAATCATGCCACGCTTATCAGCGAATGTTCTAGCACGATCTGATACTGTGTTAGTTGTAGAGCAGTTAAATGAAGGAAGCGGAGCAAGTACCTCTGCAAGGTCACGGGCTGCAACATCAACAAAGTTAGCAACCATCGCTGAGTTCATTCCCTCTGGGAACAAGTCAGGAAATACTTCGGTCATCTTACCTTTGCGAACAGCAAGGATATCTGCCATACGAGCATCTCTTGAAGAGTATCGTAGTTTTAGATTATCGACGCGTTGCGCAATAGTCTCAATATTAACTGCCATTAGTTTCCTATTCGTAACTGGACATCTCGTAGTCGTTTACATTCACAGTAAATCGAGTATCGAGTTGCTTTCGAGTTGCCCATCTATTTTTAATGTGGGTCTGATTTATATTTCCATTATTAACTATTTCACGTGCTCTTAGTTCACAGAACCATAAAGCCATAACGCAGTCAGTAGGACCACGAGTATCAGGTTTCCAAGTAATCAATTGCTGTATTAAAGCCTTGATACCTTCAGAGCCTTCCTGGGAAGGAAGTTCTATCAGGTTGTTATCTTGATGTAGATTATTTCGCATAGTGCCAAATAGACCTGACATCGCGGCTACACCAAAAGATGTGTCCCACTTGTTCTTACCTGTGAATTGACTTGAGAATCTAATGCCTCGAGAGGCTAGGTATGAATTTAGATCTGCGTCTAAGGCGTAAGCCTTCTGATGCGCATTAGTCTCAATTCTTAGTTCTTGAGGATTGTACTTAGTACACCAGTCCTCAATTAACTCTTGTATCTTTGCAGGTGTTGGATCTTTCATATTCTCAACATCTAGTATATAACGTTTACGCGTCATGCGATCTACAGTCATAACTACTGCTGCAGTTCTTCCACTCATTGCTGGGTCTAATCCCATTATGGTATAGTAAGAACCTGCTTCTTTAGGATGTCCTGGTATTCCTGGTCTTATTGGTCCGCGTTTGCGCATCCCATTGATGGAGCCTTGGACGCATCCAGGTGGAAAAATAGAGTCTTCTTGTATGTCTTGCTGCTGATAAACCAAAGCCCAGGCAGAGGCTGAAACTTCACTTCGGCGCCTAAATAAAGCGGGGCCGTTCCATTTCGGGTATAACCCATCTTCATCAGGTTGAACCTCTTCCTCAGAGCCTTCCCATGGTATATGGGACTTAGGCCATAATGTAACCCAGTCTTCAGGGTCATCTTCAAATTCAAGTACTGCTGGCATGTTCATATAGGTAAAAGGAGTTTTACCACTAGACCAATGCTCAGGGTTTCTTATCTCTCGGTAGAGATCATTTGCTGCAATTCGAGTTCCTACAATAAGTAACTTACCAGCATCACCAAGACGAGTAATAACTTCTCGTTGTAGCCAGAGTAGTTGCTTCTCCCATTCATGAGCGTTGGTAGTAGTCACAACGTCATCAAGGATAATCAGATCAGAACGAGCACCAGTGATTTGACCACCAATACCTAGAGCCTGTACAGTAGGATCCTTTTCGGTGGAGTCACGGGCTATATAGATTCTATCAGCCTTCCAAGAATCTGAGTCCTCTTTCCAACCGCCAGCGCTTCCATAGATGGCTTGCATCTTAGACCAGCGTTCATGGTTGAGTCTTTGCTTTATAGAGTACAAGTACTCTTTAGCACGTTCTTGGGTTTTAGAGACAATAGTAATTTTAACATTCGGATTCATCGCTATCCGATATACACAGTAGTTGACTGTGATGACTGTAGACTTAGCGTGCTCAGGTGGCACATTGATTAAAAGTCTTTTAGATGAGGCTGGCTCATAGACCATAGCATCATGCAGCCAGGAAGGAATTCTACCTTCAAGGATATCAATCCAGTTTTGATGATGTGGGAAGATTGGGCTATCTAAGAACTCCCTAGAGAACTCTTCAAAGCCTATCTTAAACTTAGCATCACCTGAGACAATGGAGATAGCCTTCTGGCCCTCATCCTTTGCTCGCTCAAGTGCAGCCATGAACTTAGAGTCTTTCTTCCAGTCCTTCAGGACATCTGGTTTGCGACCAGCCCTGACAATAGCATCTTGAATGGATAGACCTTGCCTAGCATAGTCAATAACCTTGGCCTTGGCCTCACGGAGTGCTATAACGCTGTGGTGTTCTCCACCCGCTTTAAACCCCATATATAACCTCCATAAAGATCCCCCTTCGTTCGGCGCCTCTAGGCGCCTCACTACCCCCTAAACGAGGAGCGCAATAAGCGCTCCGAGAAACTCGCTATTTACTTCACGCTCGTTTACGGTTACATATATACTAACCCGTTCAACTAGGGTAAACCGAACGCACTATGTTTGAAAGTAGTATAAAATACTGGCTTCATATGATGTGAAAAAAATTAGAACTGATAGTGTATACATCCGCCGTGGCGGATTTAAAGCACTGGGGTCGCTTTAGCGACACCTTATGTGCGCCGAAGAAGGCGCGATAGCGCCTTATCCCCGAGCGCCGAAGGCGCGAGGCGATTTTTTTCGGGCATTAAACAACCCCGTACACGTTCGCACGCATACGGGGCTGAGTTTGTGTTGGCTGGTTATCTGCGTGCTTTCGCCATTGCCTCGAGTAGCACGTCAAGCGGTAGTGCCTCGATTAGATTTGTTAGCGCGTCTGAGTTCGCGACTTCCACGCTCTTGCTCTTGCGTGGCTTCTTGGCGCTTAGGATTTCTTGAGCCTCTGCGCTGTCTGCGTCATGCCAATTCTCACGCTTGTTTTTCTGCGTGGCTGGCTTCTTGTTATCAACTGCAACAAGTGAGCAAAA